GTATTCTTACATACTCGGATAGGTATACTTCCCTGTCGTAATTTTTATATATTGGTTTTATTTTCATTTCATTCCCCTTTTTAATGTATTGTGTTGCTATCAATCGGTTCAAGATGGTGTCCTATTTCGTCCCATGCTTTGTCTAATGTAGAAAAGAAAGCATCTTTAGGTGCTTCACAATTATGGGCTGCAAGTATCAAGGCAGTAGCTAACGCATTGAGAACTTCATGGGTTGACATCTCTCCTTCTGCCAACAGATTTTGCAATATTGTTTCGGCTCTCATGTTAGCTTTATTCATTTGTTCTAACCATTCTTCTTTTTCTGCTTGTGTTTTCATTTCTTTAACTCCTTTATTTGTTTGTCAAGTTCTGTTTTTATCTTATCCATTTGCTCTCTAAACTCTTTTGTTTCTTTAATAAACCTAATTCTTGACTGACGTTTTTGCTCTAGCCATAACACTTGACGACATAAAAAGCCACAGAGAAAGCCAATTAAAATATAAACTATATCCATAAAACCCCCTCATTACTCATGCATAAACAAAAAGACATTGATTGATAACTTGCTTTGAATATTAAATAGTGTTGCATATCTCTCTCCTAAAAAATAATGTGACAAAGTTATAAGTTGATAACTATGTCACAAAGTTAACAATGTAAACCAATTCGGATACATCACATAAGATCAAACTAAATCTCACGCAACATAACCATTATATATGAAACGCATTACATTGTCAAGTAAAATGACCAGTTAAATCGTTCTCTAAAACGCTACGTTTGATCTATTTTTTAGATTGACTTTGTTAACTTTGTGGGGAGGTTTCGACTCGCATACTCGTCTTTTACGGTCATATTTTGTGGTTGATTTTGTCCATTTTTAATCACGTATAGATACGTCTATGTGTGTTGTGTTTTTTGGAGTGGGTGTAAGGGAGTTGACTTTGTTAACTTTGTGGGGTAAAAAGATTGTCAAGTGTTATAAAATCAAGTCATTGATTTATAAGGATTTTTTAGGGGTTGACATTGTATATTATAACACGCTAAGGTCTTGATTTTAAAGCAAAATAACACGACTCGTCATTTGACAATGTCTACCATAACACGCTAAGTGATTGATTTTTCAGTAATAATACATTATAACACGAAAAACAGCGTTGCGTGGGCTGGAAGAAAAGGCAGTAAAAAAATAAAAATCAGCTATGCCACGAAGTTAAAAAAGTAGAAAAAAATTTTCGTCTCGAGGTAATTTTTAAAAAGTCGTGTTATATTGTATTTTTATATTAAGTTATTGATTTTATTGATATTTGTATTTTTATACCTGCTTTTGTAAGTCATTGATTTTTCAGTAATAATACACCCTACATTTTGTAGGGGTATTCTAAGTCATTGATTTTCCAGTAATATAACATGCCTTGTTATAATACCCCCTACCCGTGTTATAATATACAATGTCAAGTTTGATTAAAAAATACGCATAAAGATGTAGCCACGAAGTTAACAACATGGACAGAGTTATCGTATTATAATTTTGTCACACACCCACACTCACTCATCTGCTATTCTTTTACGGTCATAACAAAGTTAACAAAGTTAACTTTGTTATAGAAATTTAGGGCGAAAAAAAAGGGCTACCGAAGTAGCCCTGTGAAAACTAAGTTAACTTAGTTAACTTGCTTGTATTGCTTTCTTAAAGTTTCAAGGTTAGCACCGATCCAAAGGGCAAACGCTGGTTCCTCTTTTGCTAAGGATTTCATTTTGTCATTGAATGACTTGATAAAATCTTTTTGCTTTTCAACTTGTGCCTTAGCTTTTTCTTTTATACGCTTTTCTTCACGCTTAGCTAATTCAACGAGTTTACCTTGTGCTTTAAGTTCAGCGTCACTAAGTTCATCAAGATCAGCTCGGCTTTTTGCTTTTCTTTCAGCGTCAGCACTTCTTGATTTTGGTTTCACTAATTCAAAGTTTAATTCACAATAGGTTGTTACACTATCCCATATGTTAGAATTAAAAGACTTCTCATCAATACCACGAGCTTTAAGTATAGGGTTCATGATGCTAACTTTAGCTAAATTCCAAAGTTCATAGGTTGGATTAGTTCCCATGATACTTGCAAACTTATCGCTAATGAGTGCAATAAGTTCGCCCCTTGTCTTAGTGTAGCTAATTCCCTCGTCAATAACTCTCTCAATGAGTGACACGCTTTCATCTACTAACTGAGATTGATTAGATGATAAAACTAAAACGGCTTTCTTAACTTCTTGCTTTGATGCTTTTAAACTAACTTTATTTTCTTGTGACATGATTTAATACCTTTCTATTTTAGTTAAGTAAATTGTGACAATCTTATAATGTTATAACTTTGTCACATCATGGACTGAGTTTTTCTCAATCCATAAGCGTATTATACATGAATGGTTGACAATGTCAACTTTATTGACCAATCCGAACCCTACCCTACCCGTATCCCCCAAAAATTTTGTGGGACTCCTCGCAATCTATTTACACTGAACTTTGCATAAACGATATGATATTATTTAAAAACGGGTGGATTCGGTTAAGTCGACTTCAGAGGACATAGTAAGTCTAGCTTTTTTCGACTTTCTGCTAGGCAAGATGCAACTATCAAATCTGCGGACCCACCCCCTATCAAAGCTAAATCAAAAAATAAAAATATTTTTTGCAAAAAAATTTAAATATTAACCCCCCACCCCCATACTATGATATAATGTTTTTAATTAATAAGGAGGTAGTATGAATGTAATAGAATTTAATGGTATATACGAAGTTAGATACAGTTATGAAGAAGCTTTAGCTCGTGGGGACAAACAATTTTCAGGCAGGCCCTGTAGACATGGCCATGGAACTATGAGGTTTATGGCAAACAAAGACTGTGTAAAATGTAGAGCAATAGTAAAAAATAAAGCAAGAGACAGGTATAGAAAAAAAGTTGCAGCAAAGGCTCCTAAAGAACCACCTAAAAGTTATACACCCCCAGGATTATCTGATAAAGAACAATGGGCCTATAGAGCTGTAAGATCACCGTCTAGAAAAGCACTACATGCAGAAGATATAATTCCATTATTAGTAGATATATGTCCCATATTAGAAATACCATTAAATTATAGTACTGTAGGAGTTGGACACACGGCGCCATACAACCATGCATCACTAGATAAAATTGACCCAAGCAAAGGGTATGTAGTAGGTAACTTACAAGTAATAAGTAAAAAAGCTAATGCTATGAAAAGCAATGCCACTTTAGAAGAACTAAGGACATTTGTAAAAAATATAACAGCTAGATTGCTTTAGGATCTAATGAATATACTTCTGAATATACTGCTTTGAGTTTGAGGAAAGACTCCTCATGGAGGTGAAACTTAGGATCTTTCTTTACATATAGAGCTAGATGAACCATTTCATGTAATAGAGTTGCAAAGATAGTTGTGAAATGACCACATGCTTCTGAACTTATTTCGATTTGCATCTCTACTTCATCAAAACAACCATAAATACCTGGATCAGATATGACTTTAAACTTAACTTTTGAAGCCTTAGGCATTTTTAACTTATTGAACGGTGGCAGTTTGCATGCCATATCATAAAGATGAGCTAGATTTTCTGACGTAAGCGTAGTTAGTTTCATAAAACCTAGAAAGACCAGGTTAAAATGACAAGTGCAAAGTCAGGCTGGGTAAAAAGTAGGGATATCATGGTAGTATTGTATCAAAAACATGCTTGATTTATATAACAATTTAGTATATATTGCCCGCAATAGCTGCAAAAATAATTTCTAGGATGTAAACAGCGACATTTTATGGCAATAACTATTATCCCTATAGCAAATATACCCTTGCCTGACGACTTTGAGTCGGAAGAACCCACAACTTTTGATGAAAAAGTCAAAGTAGCTGCAAAAACAGCACAAGTTTTGAGTGAAGCAGGCGCAGAAATCCCAGTTTCTACAGCAGAAAAGAAAGAAGCTGAAGAAATATTTAAAAATTATACAAATCCTGATGTAACACCACCATTAAACGCTGCAACTAAACAATCTTTAAATGTTCCAGCTACAGTTCAGCATCTATATGCTATGTTATCGGATTATGATCATCAAGTTGTAGAAGAAGCCGTCCAGTTGAGACGGTTTGTTACTAATAAGCTCATAGAAGATGCAGGATTATCAGATCCAAGACATAGATTAAAAGCATTAGAGCTATTAGGTAAGATAAGTGATGTAGGTTTGTTCTCAGAAAAAACAGAAATAACTGTTAAAAATTTATCACAAGAAGATTTGGAATCACAAATCAAAGCTAAGATGTATAAAATACTCGGCAAGACTGCAGTTATTGATGCATCGTTTGAAGTTGTTGAAACAAAAGATATAACACCAGATATTTAATATGGCAATAAATATTTCTGGATTCAGTGAAGCTGATATTGATAAAGCACTTGCACATATATCTGTATTGCCTAAACATGAACAAGTACAATTCTTAGCGCAGTTAGAAGAATTAGAAAAGACTCAAACATTAACACAAAGGCAAACTACATTTTTAGAATTTATTAAACATGTATATCCAGGTTATAAAGTAGGAGCGCATCATGAGAAACTTGCTAAGATATTTGAAGACATCGCTAACGGCAAAAAGAAACGAGTTATTGTTAACATTGCTCCGCGACACGGGAAATCAGAACTCATCTCATATTTGGCACCGGCTTGGTTTTTGGGTAAATATCCGGCTAAGAAGATTATTATGGCATCTCATACAGCTGACCTTGCAGTTAACTTTGGTCGACGTGTTCGTAACCTTGTGGGTAGTGATGCTTATAAAGATGTTTTTCCCGAAGTAGAATTGCAAGCAGATAGTAAGTCTGCATCTAGATGGGGAACAAACTTTAATGGAGAATACTTTGCTATTGG